ATAAACGGTACAGCACTGCAAAACTTGTTAAAAGTATGCGAGCGCCAAAGGGCCGAGGCAATGTAGTAGCGACCTATTATCCTGGCAACCTCGCTGCATCGTTTGACGTACTACGGTTTAGGCAAAGCAAGTACGCCGTTTTTGTAGGCGCTAAATTAGCAAAGGGAACCGCTCAGGGCGTTTTTGGGCCATTTGGCAAAACGGACGGATACTACGCTCACATGATCGAGAAAGGCACGCGCCACACGCCGCCAAGACCGTTTATTTTGCCGACGTGGATAATGATGAAAGAGCGCACACAAAAAACGATTGTAGAGGGCTTAAAAGCCAAAATCAAACGCCTAAAAAAAGTATAATGAACGTTCAAGGCCCAATCCGAAAAATAATAGCAGATAACACCGATGCGTTTGCCATCTTTGGCACTCGCGTTTATCCGGTAGTTGCGCCGCAAAGCGCTGCACTTCCATTCGCTGTTGTTACGGTAGTAGGCTCTAATCCAGCGCACAACAAATCGGCGGCAAGTTGGGTAGATAATGTTTTGGTTGAGGTCGCAATTTGGGGAGTATCGTTCGATGAAACGCGACAAGCAGAGGAAGCATTTAGGCGCGCAATAGATTTTTTTCGCGGCGATGTTACATTTCAACTTGAACTAACTGCAATAGATGGAATAAGATACGAGCAAGTTAGGCAGATTTACGACAATGACTCCGGCTACCATTGCCACATTGCACAATATACGGTTAGGATTAATCGACAAAATCAGGTCGGCCCGCCATTGCCCGTTAAGGGTTTATTTTTTCGCGATGATAGTGAAGCAATTGCCGACGGATTAAACGTTGGCGATCTTTACTTTTTAACACAGGATAATTACTACGGTATGCCTTATGGCATCCTTAAAATGATAGGATAATGAAATACCTTTTAATAATTGCCGCGCTTTTTTGCAGTTTATCGCAAATTTCCGCACAAAATAACATTACATACGGCGCCGGAATTAGTTATACTAACGGCGCGCCTTCATTTGTGCCTCCTGCACGTACTTCGCGAGTTGCTATTGACACCGTAACAGGGAAATGGTATCACTACAACACGCCCGGAGGATGGCAATTACTTGGAAACACAATCGAGGAAATTGCAGGATGCACGACACCGGCATACACTCCCACGAAAGGCGATAGTAAGGTAGTAATTAATGATTGTACGACTCCGGAGGTTTATTTTTATAATGGCTCTACATGGGTTCAAATTGGCAGCGGCTCTACTTTGGCCGCAGGCGAAGGCATTAGGATTGAGAACGATACAATTATACTTGACAGCCTTAATTACCTGCAATTTCGCACAGGCAGTGCGCTTGATGGCTCAGTTGGTCGTGTCCAATGGAATGACACGGATGGAACACTTACTTTGCTATTAAAGGGCGGCAATGTAACTTTACAAATAGGAGAGAAAGAAGTAAGTTTAGTGAAGCATGCTGATAACACAGGACTTACAGAGGGTAAAGTAGTGTACATTGTAGGCGCAGATGGAACAAATAAAACGGTACGCTATGCACTTGCAGCAGCAGATGCAACAAGCGCTACCACGTTTGGGTTAATGACAGAAAGTGCCACAGGCGGAAACAAAGCATTTTGCACGACGTTCGGTTTGGTTCGCAACCTTAACACTACTAACCTAACAGAAGGCGACATAGTATGGTTATCAGCCGACACCGCAGGAGCAATGACAGCCGTAAGACCAACAGCTCCCAAACATGGCGTAATGATTGGATTTTGTGTTCGCAAACATGCAACGCAGGGCGCTATTTTTGTACAAGTGCAAAACGGATATGAGCTTAACGAACTACACGACGTTTTTGTGCCGAATCCTATCAATAACCAGGTATTAACTTGGGATAACATTGACAAGCGATGGGAGGCAAAAACCGTTGCAGATAGTAGTGCTACCAACGAGCTGCAAACACTGTCAGTAGCAACAAACACAGCTACTCTTTCAAACAGTGGAGGGTCGGTAACTATTGCAGGCGCTGGTATTAATACAGTAGGTACATCCGGCACTACCATTACGGTCACGGGCACGGAAGTAGATGGATCGGTAAGTAACGAGCTGCAAACGCTATCCACCGGAACCAATACTCTAACCTTATCAAATGGAGGCGGCACTGTTACGGTTGATACCGATCCGGCAAGCGACGTGATAGGGTCGGGCGCAAGTGGGCAGGTATCGTTTTGGACAGGAACGCAAACTCAAGCAGGAGACAACGCTTTTGTTTGGGACAATACCAATAAACGTTTAGGTGTTGGTGCAAGCGTGGCAAATACAGGTACTTTTAATGTTAGAGGCGCAACAACGAGTACATCCACTTGGACAGCGCAATTCCACAACAGTGCAGGCAATAATAATGCATTGATGGTTCGTGATGATGGGAACGTTGGGATAGGCACAAACGCACCAGGAACAAGATTAGCAGTAGATGGTACTGTTGGATTTGAAAACTCTTCCACCTCTTTCGATGGGGGTATTTTAAGTGCCGATTTGTCAAGCACAGGAAGTGGAACAAATTGGACTGGCACTTCTTTTTCTTCTGGATATACCCACACTGTTGGTAGTACAGCTCCTTTAATTGGGGTTTTTGCACCTACTATTGGTTTTGTGTATCAAGTTCAATACACAGTAACAGGTAGAACGGCTGGTAGTTTTACCTTTACATTTGGAGGTTACACGAGCGGTGCAATATCTACAAATGTTACAGATGTAAACGTTTCAGAAGCAGCATCAACAAATGGGGCTTTAACGATAACTCCAACATCTACATTTAACGGAACGGTTGTGTTTATAATCAGAAGAATAACAAGTGGAAGTGCGACATTTACTGGAAGGAGGTCAGATGGAGCTATTGCTTTTGAACAACGATACAGCTCTATTAATAGCAATATATTTATGGGTATTTCTGCTGGAGGGTTCAACACAACAGGAACAACAAATATTTTTCAAGGATTTCAGGCAGGATCTATTAATACAACAGGGAGTGGTAATATCTTTTATGGATATAGAGCTGGATATGTAAATACGACTGGTAGTTTTAATATTTTTGAAGGATATGAAGCTGGATCAAGCAATACCACAGGAAGCAATAATGTTATTCAAGGCTATCAAGCAGGGAGAAACAATACTACGGGGATCGAAAATGTATTTCAGGGCAGATCTGCCGGTTTTAGCAATACTACAGGAAATTATAATATGTTTCAGGGTAGATCTTCTGGAACTGCAAATACAACTGGAAGTGATAATATTTTTAAAGGATTTGGCGCAGGAGGTAGCAATAAAACAGGGTCAAGAAATATAGCAATAGGAACAAGCGCAGGTACTTACTTTGGAGCAACCGGAGTAAACCCTGACACCTTAATGAATAACTCAATATTAATTGGCTACGACACAAGAAATCTGGGAACTTCACAGACAAATCAAATTGTAATAGGTTATCAAACCGTAGGACTTGGCTCAAATACTACACGAATAGGCAATACTAGCACAACGCAAACACACCTTGATGGCTCCTTAACGCTTGGCGATGCAACATTAGACGCAAGCGCGGTATTGGATATAAGCAGCACGACACGAGGAGTACTTTTCCCTCGCATGACAACAGCGCAACGCGACCTAATAACAACACCAGCCGATGGCCTTGTAATTTACAACACAACAGCCAACAAACTGCAAGTCAGGGCGGCAGGCGTTTGGGTTGACCTTCACTAAAAAACAAACATACAATGAAAAATACACTAATATTTACCCTTCTCCTAACAGCGCTACAAATGCAAGCGCAAACAATAATCACAGATACCACGTTCATCACGCCAACAGCGCAGGGGTTATACCTTACGCATTTGACGATTGACGATCAAGGCAAGCGCACCCAAACAGACGTACCAATTACGGACACCGTACAGCAGGTGCAAGCGCTCAGGCAGTTGTCATCGCAGGAAATAGGCAGGCGGGTAGCAGATATGCGAGTGGTGCAAAAATACCGGGCAGAGATAGGAGGAATGATTCGAGATGGCAACCAAATAGAAAGCGCTTACGGAGTAATTTTATTCGATACAACAGGCCAAAAAGAACTAACCCTACAAACGTGGGCACTCAAAGGTTACACGCAACAAACGACTATATTTTTTAGAGTGGTTAAAGTGCAAGGTTTAGAACGTTTGCAGTGGTCGTTTACAAAGGCGGCAGGAACTTGGAAGCGGGCCTACTATTCACCGGGCTATCTTCGTTTGACTGAATGGAATGTGGAAGGCTTTATTGAGTATTTCCAAAATGGAAATAACTGGTATTCATTGGGCACGGATTATGTTATTCGGCCCGTAACGGTTGTAAAGCGATGATGGAATTTTTAAAGTACGCACTTTTTGGAATTTTCGCCGGTTTTGGATTTATGGCCGGCATGGTTTGCTTTACTTGGATTGAAGACAATTTTAAGCGACCGAAAAAAAGATTTTAAGACATACACCCAAATAAACAAATGCAACAACTATACGACCTCTTCGCGGCTAAACTCAAAGACCAAGGACTTTCGGTTATTTTTTTCGTTGGTTCAACTTGGTTTTTTTTCAATATGTGGGGATCGACCGAAAAAAAGTTGGAATCCAAAATCGAAGACCTAAACGCGCTTTTGGTTAATTGCGATCGAGAGCGTAAAGATTTGGCCGTTGAGGTCGCTAAAATGCAAGAACGCTTAAACGCTATTCAATTAAAAAAGTAATGGACAGATACCAATTTATTAAACAATGGGTAGATCAGTCAGCAGGCGGAAAAGTTTATTTACCTGGCTATTGCGTTCGTTTAGGAGCAGACGCAAAGGCACTGTTAGAGCAGGGTATTATAAAACCGATTGCAGACTTTACACTTTGTCGAAAAAACGCGTTAGCGGATAACGCTTGCACGCCCTTGACAGTAGAACAAGCCGCTGCCCTTGAAACGTTCGAGCCGTCAATCGCTGACGAAATAACAATACCTACACCGCCCAAATCCTTTTCACGTTCTAAATAAATTCCATTATGCCAACAACAGGCGTTTTAAATTCCCGTTTGGCAGTAATACAAGTTGGATCAGCGACTATTACTTGCCTTGTAGATGCTAATTTGAGTATCTCAATGTCGCCACGCGACACCACTTGCAAAGATACCGACTCTTGGGGTTCGCAGCTTCCAGGCCGGTTGTCGTGGGAAATGTCCGGTAGTGCCATGTTTGCATGGGATAGCACCTACACTTTTGACGACTTGTATGCCCTAATTAACGGTGGCACGACGGCCACAATCAAATGGGGTACGACCGTATCTGGCGACAAGATCTACTCCGGTACTGGCATGCTTACAAGCCTAAGCGCATCTTCGTCAGGTGTTGACGAAAACGTAACCTACGACTTCACTTTTGTAGGCACAGGCGCACTTTCTGAAACAACAAATCCTTAATGCTTGGCCCGGCTTTTGTCGGGCCTTATTTCTTTTTCGAACTATGGTCAATTATTTAGATTTTAACGGACAACAAACGCCTATCAAATTCGGATTTGGCGCACTTTACCACTATGAGAAATTAACAGGCCGCACGGCTTTACGGGATTTTTCCGAATCCATTCAAAGCGGTGAGGCAGAGATTAAAATTAGCTTTATTGCCGATCTTGCATTTTCAGGATTTTTGAACGGCGGCAAAGCAACAAAAAAACCTTTTGCGGGTTCGGTTGAAGATGTTGCCGACTGGCTCACAGGAGAAACAATTGCTAAAATAATGGAGCTTTTTGCCGAGTCGATGCCGAAGGCGAAAGGAGATGAAACGCAATCGGGGGAGCCGCAACCGACAGCCTAACGGATTGGGAGTCGCTCGAACAAACGGCGGCTTGGGTTGGTTTGTCGGAGGATGATTTTTACAACACTTCGCCGCGCTATTTTACATCAATGGTCAAGGCGAAGAATGATCAAATGAAGGAATCTTGGATTCAAGCGCGTCAAATTGGGTACTGGGCTATATTACCACATACAGGCAAAAAGCGTATCAAGCCAACCGATTTAGGCCGTTTTGGATGGGAAGAAAGTAAGTTTAAAGGCATACAGGTAACGGAGGCGGAGTTAAAAAAACAAGCCGAGTTAATGCTCGCAATGTTTGAAGCAAACACTAAAAGAATTGTAAACTAATGGCAGTTAGCGACTTAAATGTACGAATAGCGGTAAATTTTAGGGAGTTTGACCGCTCGATGAGGCAAGTGGAAGCTCGTATGAGAAAATCAGCCGAGCAACTACGCGGAATGGCCGATGGCCTATCAATGTCGCTTACTTTGCCTTTAATTGGTATTGGAGCCGCTGCAATTAAGGCCGCCGGCGATTTTGAAACGCTCGACAAGGCGTTAAATACCACAATGCGAAATGCCGGCTATACAACCGAACAGGCAGCCGCAGAACTTGAAAGGCTTCGCCAAATTGCGCTCGCTCCTGGCATTGACTTGGAACAAGCGGTTAAAGGCTCAATTCGTTTGCAGTCGGTTGGGTTTTCAGCAGAGCGGGCGCGGGTAACTATTGCCGAACTTGCTAACGCCTTAGCCGCGTCCGGTGGTAGCGCCGACCAACTCGACAGCGTAACGCGTCAATTCTCGCAAATGTCATCAAAGGGCAGAATTTTACAAGAAGACCTAAGTGTTATTCTGGAAAATATGCCTGGACTTGCAAAAACCATTAAAGACACATTTGGCACAATTAGCGCGGACGCTTTACGCGAAGCGGGCGTATCGGCGGACGAGTTTATTGACAAGATTACTCAGGGGCTTGCAAAAACCGAGCGCGTACAAGGCGGAATTGCAAACGCGGTAAACAATGCGCAAAGCGCGTTAAAGCAGTTTTTTGCGACCATTGGAACCGAAATAAACAAGGTCTATAATATTAACGAAATCGCAGATGCTTTTTCGGAAACACTTGGAAGACTTGCAGATTATTTCCGTTTGCTCGATCCGGAAACAAAAAAAAGTATTTTGAATTTTGCGCTTTTTGCGGCGGCTCTTGGCCCGGCTATTAAAGTGATGCAGTTATTCTATTCCAGTGGAGTTGCGGTGGTGCAGGGGATTAGGTTTATGGGGGATAGCTTTAAAGTTTTATCCGAAAAGACCTTAAAAGCGGTTGATTCAATTCAAAAAATGTCTTTTGCGCAAAAAGCGTTAGCAGGTGCAGGGGTAGTACTTGCTATTACTGCATTGGTTTACGCATATAATGCAGTTACGGATTCATTAAACGATTTGCGCAGCGAATACAACTTAATGAACCAGGCGAAAAAAACCGAAGCAGAAATAAGGCAACGTGGAAACGAATTAGCAAGCGAAGAACTTGGAAGAGTAAACGCATTAATTGCGGTAGCAAAAAATGAAGCAGCAAGCAAGGACGAAAGAACACGCGCTTTACTTGCGCTGCAAAAAGAATACCCGGCGTATTTCGCAAATATAAAAGCCGAAAAAATAGACGTTGCGTTACTTGAAAAAGGATATATCGCGTTAAAGGATTCAATCCTAAAAAGCGCACTTGCAAGAGCTGGTAATGAAAAGCTAACCAAATTAGCAAATGAACAATTAGACCTTGAAAAGGAAATTGTAAAACAACAAGAATATTACAATGAGTTTTTATCTGCCGAAGTTGAAACTCGCATAAGAACGGACAATATTACACAGGCTTACATATCCAAAGAGCTAAAACAATTAGCAGAAAAGCGAAAAGCGTGGAAATTAGAATTTGATGCAACGCAAAGGGCGTTAGAATACAAAAAGAAAGAAAGCGACGCAATCGCAAACGGAGTAGCAGCGGTTCAATCAAGCATCGCAACAACGAACGCGGCAACAACCGCAAATGAAGATTTAGAAAAAGCAAATAGGGATGCAGCAGCGGCGGCGGCGGCACTGGCAGCAAGCGAAAAAAATAAGAACAAGGTTTTATCCGAACAAAAAGACCGATACAAAGAGCTTTTTGACTTAATGGACGAAACAGAAGCGCGCGCAATTAAATTAGAAGCAGCGACGCGGGCTTATTATGATGCGATTGCGATACAGCGTTTTCAGGGTAATTTTGGAGCAGATCCAACCGCGCCAAGCGAGGGAGATATTCAGGCGGCTTTTCCTGACAGCGCTCCCGCAATACCTACAATATCATTTACAGATGAAGAGTTAAAAAAGTTAGATGAATTAAAGGAGTCGTTAAGGCTTGCAA